GTAGGAGCGATTGCTATGGTAGAACCTTCACCCACCCCCGGTCCGACCTCTGGGGGTAATTTGTTCCCAATTCCGTGGCACCCCTTGTGTGTGTGTGTAGCTGCCTTTTTTTGAGAGAGTTCGAGAAGGTACGGGAGAATATAGGAAGATTTTCACACACACATGGGGTGTAGGGAATTAATGGAACTAATTAGAAGATTTTTTTCTATATTATACCTATAGCAACACTTTACGCCTTTGAATTAGTTCCCATTAGTTCCGCGCCCGTCACTTCACATGTATCTATATTAATGAGATAGTTCCGCAATTTGTTCCTAATGATAACGGACTATCAATAAGCTGTCAGAAGTTTTTATGGTGGTAGCCCGCGAAAAGCCCCTACCCGCATAATTACAGGTAGAGGCTATGGTAGGCGTGACTGGCGGCGTTTGGTCTTAGCAGTCCTGACTTGGCGCGATGGCTGCCATCAGCCCTGCCCCCCCAGTGCCATCACTTCGCACATGATCCCACAGTCGTCTGCGATTGGCGGCTCGTTCCGTCCGCGCTCTGGATCGAGTTCATCGAGATAGACGCCGTTAATGCAGGTTGCGCCACATTCGCGCTCCATTGCCGCCCTGGCCGCGAACACCTCCGGGAAGTCAACCCGTATCCTGTTCCAGTAGCCCATGCCTCCCTTCACGCAGCCAACACAGTTGTTGTTGCGGTAGCCCAGCTCGTACATCGCCGGACGCCGGATTCCCGACGCCCGCAGGATTTCATGGGCCTCGGCCTTGCTGATCGATTGCTCAATCAGCGGGAATCCGTGATTGAATTCCGGCATTGCCGATTGCAGGCGTTCAGCACGACGCGTCTCGCTGCAATCGAACCCCCACACGTATGTGATCGGCATCTGCGCAACGATCTCTGGCTGTTGTTCCCACACCTGGCGGACGCGCCGCTTCAGCACTCGGGTGCACTGTGCACCCGCCGGACCGTTGATGTATCGCCCCATGCGGATCGCGCCCTCTACGCTGCTGGCCTCGGCACTGCGCAGCGCCTCGATCCTCATCCGGAACCACGTCGCACAGTCCGCCTCGAACCGCGCGCTATCCGCGTGGTGATCATCAATGTGAATCGACAACACACGATCCACGCGATCTATTTCCAGCATCGTTGCCACTGCCGACGACACCCCGCCACTGAACCAGGACACTACCATCAGCCCTGCCCCCCCTTCCGCATCGCCGCCGCATGCGCTACCAGGTCGGCGAGTTGGAAGCCCAACTCTCCGCTGTCGGGGGCGTCATCGGCGGCGGTACCGGCGTAGGTGGCGGCGTAGGTGGCGTTGGCGTAGGCGGTGGCGTAGGCGGCGTAGGCGGCGCGGGCGGCAGGCGCGTAGGCGGCACGGGCGTCGGCGGCGGCGCGGGCGGCCGACGCCCGTGTGCGGTCCTCACCGGATAACCACCGTTCCGCCCATTCGCGAGTTGCCTCGCACGGCAGACAGTGCGTGCGTACGGCGCGTTCAACCGTGGCGGCCTGTGCGGCCGCAATATGCGGGCCGTGCAATCGCCACAACGCCCACAAGCGGTCTCCGAGCGGGAACGGGCTGGCGGCGATGTCGGCGACGGTCACGGTCTCTCGACCTGCGAACCAATCGACGATGGGAGTCGGGTCTTCATAACAATGCGGGAGTGCGAGTATGTCAGCGAGTGTGTAGGTAATCATTTCTCGGTCATCCCTTTCGTTTGTTGGTCACGTTGCCAATGTAGGCATCGGTGGCTTTGCAGTTTTCGCAGTCGCAATCGCGAGGATCGTATCCCCAATCACGGTCGCTATCCAAGGGCATTCCGCATGCCGCCACGGGCTCTTGTCCGGGCCGGAAATGCACGATGATCGCCTCGGCAGGGGCTTGGTGAAACATGGCGCATTGAGTTGGGAATCCATCTTCCCCAGTGGGCCAGAGGGTATCAAGCGCTGCCTTCTTGGTGATGGCTTCGGCAGATTGATCTTGTGCCATATCGCGCTGCTGGTAGTTCCATTGTAGGTGCAACCACACGACTGCGCAAATGCGGTCGCCACGCCCATGTACACAGCGGCTGCAGTAGCGTTCTTCGTAAAAATCGCCTTCGTCACCATTGGCGAAATAGGCCATGCGTCATTCCTCCTGGGATGTGCCACGTTTCGATGATCTTGGTCACATTGCCGGTCATGGTTTTGTTCCTTTTGCTGCGGCTACCAGGTCGGCGAGTTGGGCCTCTCGCTCGGCGGCGGCGTCGGTGGCGGCGTATCGCTCGCAATCGCGAGGATCCGAGCGCCGGGATCGGACCGGCGGTTGGTTACTCGGCTTCTCCGGCGGCGGCGAGGTAGAGGGCTTCAGTTATGTCGTCCGTGTCGGCATCTGCCCACAGCGAGTTGGCGCCAAGGCAAATGGCCCAGCGGTTGTTGATGCGCATGACTGTGCGCTCGCGGTCCAGCTTGTATGCCTTTATCGGCGTGTCCGGCATCTCGATCTCTTCCGCCATGTCGGGGGGGAGCCAGTAGGGGACCTCGATGTGCCACGTTTCGATAATCTTGTAGTCCAGGGCACAGGCGTATTGCAGGGCGGCGGTCCAGTCCGCGTCTTCGATGCTGTCGAGATGTGGCGTTGTGTAGTCGGTGTTCTCGCAGTAGGTTGCGTCGTAGCCCAGTTCGTTCAGGTGGTGCACCAGCAAGCGGGCGTGGTATTGCGTCGCGTCCTGCCCCAGATGCTGCTCGTTGATTTTCAGGCTCATTTTCTTCGGTCCTCTCGTTGTGTTTTCGGCTTGGGCGTCGTGCCCTTGCTCTACATATACAATAGCCCAAAGATCGGAAAGTACAAGAGAGTTCCGGAAGATTATTTGATGATTCTCAAGCTTTTTTCGTAGTCTGTGGCGGCGTGTGGCTGGTCCAGGGTGGCAATGCTCGAACCGCCGTCTGTCCAGATATTGCCGATGCCAGGGTAGTAGCGGATTACGGGCGGGCGGCTGTGCAGGCGGGCGGTGCCGTCCTGATCTACCGTGTGGAAGTGGGCCCATGCGGGCCATTGTGGATCGCGGCGTATGCTGGTCATGGCGGTTCCCATATGTGCGCGTTCAGCCATTGCGTATCGTGGGTTCTCGTTGCTCCAAGATTGACGCCCCGGCTGGTACGTAGTCATGGCTGCGGTGGTAGCGCCGGAATCGGCAACCATGCGGGAACGTCCTGGCAATATCGGATGCCAGTTGGTACGGTCCATACTGGCGTCCGCACAGGAACCAGTACCCGCCTCTCCAGTCATTTCGCACGGCGACTATGACGCCATGCTGTGCGAAAATACTGCTGGTAACGTCTACGCGCATGACTGGACCGCCTCGCCTTTCGCGTAGCGCCTTGAGGATACGGTGGATGTACAAAACCCTGTTGCTCATCGTGTACTCCTATTCCGTGTAGATCGTTACCGGGCGTCCAGCGCCCGAACTGTCGATGATGGCGTAGCGGATGCGATCCTGCTCCATCAATGACTGGATCGCCTCATCCAATTCACGCGCCCGTGCTCGCGTTGCCCTGCATACATCCCGGCGCGTTGCCGAGCCGCCACCGTCCCGAATTGCCTTGATTACACGCTGGCACAGGGCGTCAAACGGCGATTCTGCAGCGCTCGTTTCGGCCATGTAGAGCATGCGCTCCGTCTGGTGACTGGACATCGCCCATCCCCATTTGACCGCCTCGATGTCCACCATGGCGGCGAGCGGGTTGGCCGACAATTCATAGAGCAGTGCCAGTTTCGCGGCCTTCTCGCCAGTTCGTCCGATGATTGCCCGATGCCGTTCGTCTCGCATGTTCCGCCGCCTGTCGTCGGTCGCGTCACATTGGGCAAAATCGTACTCGCGGGCGGCCATGCTGAAATCGAGCTGCCGAATATCGGGCATGGTTTGCCCGGACTCGACATTGCCACGTTGCGCTGCCCACCATGCCGCAATGGCCATTACGTTATCCGGCGGGAGTTGATCCACGTTCGCCCCACGATTGCGGCGCGGCAACTCGGCTGCCTCGAACAGCAGAAATCGCGCGATCAGTCCATTGGCCAGTGAGAACGTATCCACGCGCTCCCATACGCAGGACGGAACGCCGGTCGCCATGATTGTCAGCCCTGGCTCGCAAATCGTCTGTTTAGAATCGAGGCTGCCGTCCCGCCGTGCCTTCATGCGCGTGTCGTAGCGGTTGCGCGTGAACATTTCGAGGATCACCTTCGAGACGCCGAGCCCCGTAAATGTGCTGTTGGATTCGGCGGCGATCTGGTGTACAAGCCGGTCGAATTCGTCATTCTGGATCAGCATCGCCCCCCGCAGCTGCATCCAGTCTTCGAGCGCCGGACCGCTGGCGATTGTGCTCCCGTGGTGGTCCATCAATTCCAACGCTTCGAGGATTGTCCGGTTCACTCGGGTCGGGTGTTCCTTGCCGGTTGCCGACGGTGCCAGGGCCGCGATGTAGAGCGGCGGGCGGGTGCCGTTCAACGCCACGCGCCGGGAGGCCAGGAATGCCTGCATCGCCAGTGCAGCGGCGAACGCCAGCGGCCTGTTGGGATAGGGCGCGGTTGCCAGTGTGTGTTCGGTTAGGTTGCCGATGAATCCAGGCACGTCGAACATGGCCGACGGCGTTGGCCCAGGGTCTGCCGGTCCACGCGGTGCCGGTGTTTTCCGACGGGCCGCATTCAGCTCCGATATCGGAAATCCCAGGTTTGGCGGTGGCGGTGCAGGTGCAGCAACGGATGCAGCCGTTGCTGCAAAATTGCCGCCGTGGTTGAGCAACGCCTCGACCGCGAACGGTGTATATGATTCGTTCGCGGTGAACGGCGGAGCGGCGGAGCTGAACACATAGAAATGCTCGCCATCAAACGTGGCCGAATGATTGCCCACCGTTTTGCCGGGCCGTCGCCAGTACTGTTGTCCGCCTGATTCTGCGACCATCTGCCAGCCGTGGGGCGTGAGGATCGCCGCGATGTCGGCTGTGGCATTGAATGCGTCCCCAGGCCTGTCCGTGGCAACAGGGGCGCGTCTGGCGGTCTGTGGCGGCGTTGGCAAGGCCGGGGCGTCAATTATGCAGGTTTCGCCGCGCGTTGGGTTGTCGGCGATGAATCGACAGGGACGGTGCGGCCTGTCTTCGGTGGCATCGCCCTTGCAGTTCCATGTTCCCGGCAGTCGCATGATGCGGCTCGGGTTGTGGACGCAGGTATCGACATGGACGCCAGCAACGGCATGTTCGGCTGCCAGGTGTGCCAGGTATCGCGCGACGGCGTCGTCGTCGGTTGGCAGGTCAATGGGATAGTAGGCGTGACGTCCGGAGCCTGAATCTACCACGACCGGCCCCGGCAGCCTGGCGTAGATCGCCACGGCGGCGTCTGCCAGTGCGACCTCGGCATCGGTTGCGCAGATACCCGCAGGCCTTACCGGGTCGATGTCGATGGGCAACCAGCGGCGACGGGCGATGTCGGTATCGCTGGTCGACAGCCCTTTCTGTGCCTGTTTCAGCCGCCTATTGGCCCTGCCGAGCAGTGCCGGATTGACTGGGTTGATGGTAATGTAGACGCCGGAATAGCTGCCGATGCCTGCGAGGCTGGCGATCAATGCGTCGGCATCGTCCCCCGTGTAGTAGCCTGATACCATGTGAGGACGGCGATACTCGCGTGTCTCGGCGTCAATGACACGGCACTCGAATACGTCCTCCGGCCTGTAGAAAAACGCGACAGCGGCGCGTATCTGGTCGGGGTCAAACATTGCGCGGCCCATCCGTATGGTTGATCGTTTGAACGTGGACGTGACCGTAATCGTAGACAGTCACTTCCATGGGCACCGTGTAGCGCCGTTTTTTGCCGCCAGAAGGCCATTTACATTCTTCGACGGGGCCTGTTGGCGTTGCCGGTTTGCCGAAGATGGAGACGGGCTTGTTCAAATCGATCATGGTGTGTGGTCCTGAAGTCGTTCGTGGGCATCTTTTACCGCATTGGTGACGGCCGTTGCGAGCCAATCGCTCGGAATTGCTGCGTTGCGGACGTCAACCTTTACGTCAACCGTTGCGCTCGATCCGCGACAAACGGAAACATGTACGCGCACGGGCAGGCCCCCGAGAGACTTGGAAACGTGATCCCCCACAAACTCAACGGCGGTTCGGTGGCCTCGCAGGTTCATTTCATCCATCAGCGGCGACGGGCACCGAAACACCATCCATACTGGTTCGTCGGGCGGCGGCAACGCGAATAGCGTGTCAGCCTTGCTCTCCTGTTTGAAGGCGGTAATTGCCGCCGTCAACGCCATCAGGTGGATACGCATTGGCCCGGCAATCGTATCCGCCAGGGTTGCCATGCTGACGGCATCGCGCATGGCGTCCAACGATTCCGATCTGCGGATTTCGCGTTGCCGATCATCTGCAACAGACGCGAGCATGTATGTCGCGTGTCTGGCTCGGAGCATGTTTCCAGCGGCGCGAACGGCAGCCCGAGCCGATTCCCCTTGCCATTCCGTGCCGCATAGCGTCAACGCGGCCTGGGTGCGGGTCAGGTCAGTGTCCATTGGACCTCGGCGGAGATTGTTGGACAGCCAATCCTCGGCCCATTGGGCGGTCTTCTCGTACGTCTGCGCGTGAATGCGCACTGCCCTATTTACTATTCCCTCAATCGTTGGTAGAGCGTTTTCGATGTTGTCGGTGATCAGGTCGCGAATTTTGTCGCCAATGATCGTACCGGTGTGCGGCCGCAGTGGGTTGTTCACGAATTTCCCTTTCGTTTCAGAATTGCAGATCGTCATCGCGCGTGGCTCGTTGCCCCGGCCTCCAGCTGGATCCCATTGCCCGAATGCCTGCCTCCGTCGGCAACGGTTTGGGCGCGGTTTTCAGTGCAGTGATCTTCGGCAGCCCGTCGCGTTTCGAGACTACGCGAATGCGCAACGTCTCGGCCAGGTCGCCAGCCTGTCCGGCCTCGGCGGCCGTCAACGCGTCCCGTGGTGGCGGCAATACAGATCGCGCTCGCCACCACTTCATGTACTCGAAATTCAGCCATTTTTGTTTGTGCTCGGGGCATAGCCACTCCGAGATTGGCCCTTGCGCGGTGTGGTACGTCACTCGCAACGTGCGCGGGATCGTCGTATCCGTCAAGTCCACGCCCTTCTTTACATGTTCTGCGTACGTCGTTCGCGTGACGTCCAGCTCGCATTCCACGACATCATCGGACATAATGCCCCAATTCGTGGCAGACGTGTCGTGATGGATTTTCGGCGGTGGAAATTCATGCTCGCATTCCGGACACACCCGATAGCTCGCGTGGATCAGGCACCGGCACTCCGGACACATCTTTGCTGGTGCCTCGCCATCGCCGCCGCCGTTGCCCTTCTTTGGAATGCGGAGATCGTCCACCGGCCCATGCCGAACCACGTTCAGCCCGTAGTCCAGGACCAGACAGTTTGCCTTGCCTTTGCATAGGCGGGTTCCACGCCCTACCATTTGGACATACAGGCCGACGCTCTGCGTACAGCACAACAGCACCACACAATCTAGTCTGGGTGCATCAAAGCCGGTTGTGAGCACACCCACGTTGGCCAGAAATCGCAATGGCGATTGTGCCTGAAAAAGGTCCGTTGTTTCGCCGCGAAAACGGGCGATCAGTTCGGCGCGCTCGGATGCTGGCGTGTCCCCGGTCACTATGGCGACATCCTCGCCAGTCAGGGCCGACAAACAAGCGGCAACGTGGCGCGCGTGTTTGACGCCCTGACAGAATACCAGCACGGCCCGGCGGTCTCGGGTCTTCTCGACTACCTCCTGGCAGGCCGCAGACACGAGCGCATCCTCGTCCATGACGGCCTCGGCCTCGGACTGCACGAATTCGCCGCGCCGGGTATGCACCGCGTCGAGGTTGGGCTCGGCTGTCCCGGCCCGGCACGTGAGCGGCGACAGATACCCGTCGCGGATCATGTCGGCAATGTTTGCCTCGTAGCAGACCCCATTCAGGATATTGTCCTCGCCACATATTTCTCCTACGCTCAGCCGGTAGGGCGTCGCAGTCAGCCCGATTACCCGGACACGCGGGTTCACGAGCAACGCGTCGGCCAGAAACTTGCGGTACATGCCTTCGTCGCCGGTCGGAATGCGGTGCGCTTCATCAACGATGATGAGCGCCACTTTGCCGATTTCCGGGGCTCGCATGTACACCGATTGGATGCCTGCGACGATGACATCGTTGGCAACATCTCGGGATTTCAGGCCAGCCGAATAAATGCCGACGTCGAGGGATGGACACAGACGGCGTATCTTGTCGGCGTTCTGCTCGAGCAACTCCTGCACGTGGGCCAGCACAATCACGCGGCTGTGCCAGCGTTGAACGGTGTCGGCGGCAATCTGCGCGATGACCAGGGACTTGCCGGTACCGGTCGGCAGGACAATGCAGGGATTGCCGGTTTTCGTCCGCAGGTAGTCGTAGCATGCGGTGACAGCATCGTGCTGATACGGGCGCAGCTTCATGCTGCGAGCCCTCCCATCATTGCGCGACACAATTGCGTCGCCGTGTTCACGGGAACCGCGTTGCCAATCTGGCGAACCACGTCCCCCTTGTTGCCGAAAAATGCGTAATCAGCCGGGAAGCCCATCGCGGCGGCCAGCTCGGACGGCTGAAGCATCCGAAAGCGGATGTCCAGGGCCATCGGCTGGACCAGCCCGAAGCGATCCCGAGTGGTCACCGTCGGCAGGGGAGTCCCGACCGTGTAGCAGCCACCCGCGCCGTAGTAGGAAATGATGAAGGGCTCGCAGAGGGCATAGCGCGGGTTCGTGTCAATCACCGGCATCGGGGCATCCACGCTGTGAAAGAACTCGATGCCTCCGAATTTGCGCAGCCCGGCCATGATCCGTTCAAGCGTCTTGCGAGCCAGCGGCTTCGACCGCGTAAATATGCTCTGACTCTCAATGCCCCAGTCGATGATTTCGCGCGCCGGGCGCCACGGATCGCAGCCGAACAGTTCCGGCGTCTCGGTGTGCGTCTGCTCTGGCCAGCGTACTGCGCTACGGCCCTTGCTTGCACGGACAAACAGCCGCTTGCGCGTCGTGGGATCGCCATAGTCGGCCGCATTCAGCACACGAAAATCCACCCGATAGCCCAGGCTCCGGAGTCCACGCCCCCAGGCGCGAAACGTTTCTCCCTGGCGTGACTTCAGCGGGCGACCGTTTGCGCCCAACGGCCCCCAGGTCATGAACTCGCGGACGTTCTCCACCAGGATTTCGCGCGGTTGCAGCGCCTCGGCCCAGCGCAGCACATGCCACGCGGTAGACCGGCTCTGATCGCTCATCGGCATCCCGCCGCGAGCGTTGCTGTGGTGCGTACACTCCGGCGAGGCCAGCAGCACGTCGAGCCCCTTCGGGAACAGCTTGCGCGGGTCAATGTTGTCGAGACTCTCGCAAAGATGACGGGCCTCGGGATGGTTGCTCGCATGCGTTTCGATGGCCTTGTCCCAGTGGTCCACGGCGACGAGCTCGGTCTTGCGCCCGGTCAGTGCGGCGGCCTGCATGGCCCCGGTAGAACTGCCACCAGCGCCACAGAACAGATCGGCGATGCGGATTGTGCTGTTCATGGCCTCACCCCCTCCAGCTGCGCTTCCAGTTCCCGCACGCGATTCTCGGCGGCGACACAGTTGTCGTGGTGGATCGCCTTCTCGCGCAGCGCGTCGTTCAGTTCGGCGCGTAGCCGGTCGCAGTGTGGGCATTCCGGCGGGGCGGCTGGCCTCGGCTCCGGCAGCGGACAGATGGTATCGAGCAGGCGGGGCCTGCATGCTTCGTGGTCCTTGTAGTGTCGGGCCATGATCGCGAGCAGTCCGATGCAGGCCGCGAGCGTGAGTAGTGCGTAGGCGATGATCATTCGGTAGCCTCCTTGGTTGCGGCGATGATGTCGTTGAGCTGCGCCCGATACTCGGCGTTTAGTGCGTCGAGGATTGCCGCGACGTTACGGTCGCACTCTTCTGCGGTATGGCCGTAGACGGTGGCCACGGTGCGGTTGCACAACTGGGCTTTCATGTCGGTTGTCTTCACGCGGCATTGCCATTGGCCGCGCCTGTAGATGGTGTAACCCGCAACATATCCGTGCGTCATTCGTCGCGCCCTTCCGTGATGTCAGCCACCGCCACGCCAAGGGCTTCGGCGACCGCGCGAAACGAGCGGAGTTGCTTCGGGTTCTTCGGTTCGCGTACTTGTCGCCGCATGGCGTACAGGGTGCGGGTGCTGATACCGGCACGCGCGGCGATCTCGTTGTGAGTCGCAAAATGCTTGCCGGGGCCTACGTGATCAGCCAGTACTTCGTCAATTTTCGTCATCGGGTCTCTCCTGTTTGTGGGTTATTTGCTTGTCTTCCAGGTTGTCAGCCCGGCGACGCAGCCATGCCGCTACCGTCCGGCGGGCCTCGGCGTGTCCCTCCGGCGTGTCGTAGCCGTTGAGGTAGGAGGCGTCGTCTGCGAAGATTTTTCCTAAGCCGAGGGCTACAGATACTTGCCGCACTTCGCCCGTCTGCATGTCCACGCGCAGACGAACTTGCTTCGGCGGCTCGTAGGCACGAATTGCTCCGACGGTGCAGCATGAATCCTGCCAGTCGTCGGGGTTGGGCGGCAAGTTGCCGAGGTGGGCTATGCGTTCGTGCCATATCCCGTCCAAAAGCGGGATAGGGTGGTGGATGAAGGCCTTGCCGTCCCGATCAGTCGTCACGTGGCCGACATCGTTCGCGTCTTCCGGCAACGCCAACGACTTGTACGCAGCGAGCCATTTCGGGTCATTCGTCTTCATTCGTGTTTCCCTTTCGAGCGCCGGGATCGGACCGGCGCGGATTGGTTCGTGGTTATTTGTTGGCGGCGGCGTAGGCGGCACGGGCGGCGACGAAGGCAGGCTGACCGGCAAGAATGGTCCGAAAAATGCTCATGGCCCCTTTTGACTGAGCGTCAATCCACCACGCGGCGGCGGTCGTATCACGGGCCGCGATGTACTGATCACGGGCGTCTGCCATGGCGGCAATGATCGCGTCGGCGTCGGGGCGTCCGGCTACTTTTACGGACTGCGCAGCGATCATCTTGTCGATCTCGGACAGTGCGGCATCAAGGTTGCGGATGATCTGCGGGCGGATGGCTGTGGCGTACTCGACCTGCTTGGTGCTGCCGTTGAGGTTCTGCATTTTTCGTTCTCCGGTCTGCTGTTTTCGGCTTGGGCGTCGTGCCCTTGCTCTACATATACAATAGCCCAAAGACCGGAAAGTACAAGAGAGTTTCGGAAGATTATTTGATGATTCTCAAGCTTTTTTCGTGGGCAAAAGATCGGGGGCGCTGGCGTGTCAACCAACGCCCCCGCGCGATCAGAATGGGGCATCGTCGCCACGGGCGAACGGCGGCGGGTCAGGATTGCGTTGCATGGCAGGGCCAGGCTGCGCGACAGGCAAGGCGTTGGCCGGAGCCCAGGCCTTGATCTGGTTGCGAACCTTGCCGTCTGTCCCCGTTTTCAGCACGAGCGACAGCGTGAACGCCTTGCCGTACAGGGCGCGGGTGTCGCTCGGATACGGCAACCGGAATCCGGCTGCCTCGAAAATGGCCTTGAGTTCGGCAATCGCGATCCCTGCCGCCGTTGGGTTCGGGTGGTGAATATTCATGTTGTGCCAGATTTTGCGATTGACGTACGGGCCTGCCGTCACGCGAAATGTGGCCTCAAGATAGACGTGGTTTGCGGCGCTTTTCTTGTCGAGGTCGGACTCGTAAACGGCGGGATATTGCCCCTCCGGCAGTGGTAGGAATTCACCATCGTTCTGCTGAACTGCCTGGTTGTAGTCGATGTTGTCCAGTCTCATTTTGCATCTCCGGTTTCGGGCGTTGCGGGTGCTGGTTTGGCGGAGGCCTGCGCACGTTGCGCGTCACGACCTGCCACAATTGCGGCCTTGAGGTGTTCCCAGGACATCCCGCAGCTATTGATGCCGCTGTTCCCATAGCGGAATTTGGCGACGTGCGACGGGGATTCCCGCAGGACCAGCATACGTTCGTTGCCCTGCTCCCTGGCACAGGCCACGATGTCGGCATATTCAATCATCGTCGCCAGGACGGACTTGGGCAGGTCGGGCATGGCCTTCTGCGTTTCGATGCCGTCGATGTCGCGATACGTTTCGTGTGTCGCGTGAGCGAGCATGATCACAGAAACTCCCCGCGCGGTGATTCGGTTGAGCAGCGGAATCAGCTCACCATAAACGATGTTGAGCATGACATCCTTGCCGCTGCCCCATCCGCCGTGGGCCGTTCTCATGGTGTTCGTTGTGTTCTGCCGTGATCCCGTGACATGTTCCTCAATACGCCGGAACAGCCAATCGATGGTATCAATGCCGAGCAGCTTGTACTCGTGATCATCGGACGCCACAGCATTCAGGGCATCGCGGAATTGCGGCCATGTCTCAAGCCCTGCTATGCGCGGGATGCCTTCGATTGCGCCCGCGCCGTCTTCGGTGTCGAGGATCAATCCGTTTGCCATGGCGACAAACGTAGATTTGCCGATGCCAGGCGGCCCGTAGAGCAGTACGCGCGGCGGCGCAATGCGCGTGTTTTTTCTCACCAGATCAGACAGTGCCATCGTGGTTCTCTTTCGTGTGTGGCGTTTTCTCGATCCGCATGCCGATCACCGTCTGCCAGGCTGGCAGTGCGGACTCGGCTACGCGGCGCATGATCGTATGCCAGGCACAGCGGTTGTCTCGCTGATACTCGCGTACGCTCTGAGTCGTGTTGAGCAGTTGCAGGTGGTCCACCGTGACCGGACCGCCAGACGTGATCCATCGCCGCGCGGCTCGCTTGTCCACGGCATCGGCGACAAACATGGCCGCCGAAATGTAGCGATACGATTGCAGGTCGCCGTAGCGAGCCGTGGCCACGTCTTGCGCGAGTGCGTAGGTGAGGCGATCACTGCGCATGGTCGCCTCCGTCGCGATCCACGATCTCGATCTCGACGCGCGGATTATCGAGATCCACCACCATGAACACGGTTTCGCCATGCGTCAGGTGGTCGGACGAATCGTCTGCGATCAGACCAGCATCCACGAGCCCGTCATACGCGGCCTTCATGGACGATTCCGCATTGCGGATGTCCCGGCGGCGTTTGTCGGGCCAGTAGAACGTGAGCGTAGCCACGGCATGTTGCAATGGAAAACGACTGCCTTCAAATGCGGCCATTTGGCGCGCCTTGTAGTAGGCAACTCGCCTGTACAATCGAGTTGCTCTTGATTTGGCCATACGCCCGCCGATTGAACCGGTCTTGACGTTCGGCGAGAGGATGCGCGGCGGAAGCGGCAGTGTGACTTTCATGGTGATCCTTTCTTCGGAGGTTGCCGCCGGGATAACCCCGCCAAGGGAAATGATTCAACCCGCACTTGCGAGCCAATCGCCCCGGCGACACATCACTATAGCCAGTCGCCTTGCGGGTGCAAGTCATTTGTGGAGCTATTTGCGTAGTCATTTCCGCGTGCGGCGATTTGCTCGTGGACGTCCTCAATGGCCGACTTCATGCGCGTGTAGTCGCCACTTGTTCGGTCGCCACATAGGACGCGAAACAGGCCGGTCTCGGCAGTGCGGATGATCAGCACGTCGTGCCCCATGTTCCGCAGTTCATCCAGCATTCTGGCGATTGAGAAATTGTCAACCATCGCTGACCCCCACATGATTGTCGGACATTTCCCTCAAATTCTCGGCCAGCGATTCGAGACAGTCGGCGGCGGCGAGAAGGGCGGCAGCCTTGTCCACATTGCCATCGGGCGTGGCCGTGCTTTCAATGCACAAAAGATCATCATCCAGAAAGTGCGGCGCTTGAATGCCACACCCTGCCAACCACGTCCGACCGTCAAACACATTCACATGCACCCGTATTTTCTCAATCATCGCTGTTCTCCAGTTTGTTTGCACGTTCGCGCAGCCACGCGGCTACCGTCCGGCGGGCTTCGGCGTGCCCTTCCGGCGTGTCGTGCCCGTCGAGGTAGCTGTAGTAGATACCTACAACCAGTTTATCGCGGGGGTCATCGCTGTAGCTGCTGTGGTACCTCACCTCGCCCGTCTGCATGTCCACGCGCAGACGAACTTGCTTTGGCGGCTCGTAGGCACGGATCGCGCCCACGGTGCAAAGCGAGCCCTCCCAGTCTGACGACGGCGTGACGTCGCCTGTCTGGCAGAGGCCCTGCCGCCAGTAACCACCAACCACAGACAGGGCGACGGGGTAAAGGTATACACGTCCATCCCTATCGGCCGCCACATGGTCGGCATCGTTCGCGTCTTCCGGCAACGCCAGCGACTTGTATGCCGCCAGCCAATTGGGGTCATTGATCGTCATTCGTGTTTCCCTTTCTGTTTGGTGGCTTGGCCGTCGTGGCCTCGCCTACCCATACCATAGCCCACGCACCGGAAGAGACAAGAGCATTTCGGAAGATTTCAGTAGTCAAGCATTCCTTGACTACTGCCCAACTGTCAAGGAATCCTTGACAGCTGAAGCGCCCTCTTCCGTGCCCGATCAGCATCCAGTTCGGTAAGCGCGGCCTCCCCTGCCAGCGAGATTGGGAACGGCATCTTGCCAGCAGCTATGCGAGCGCGGTTCTCGCGGCGGAGTATCGCCGCATGCCTGGCCAAACGCCAGCGCCGGGCTGCCTCAATCATATCTGGTGTCACGTTCATGGATCACCGCTGATTCTGGAGCAACGTATCGAGGCGGCGGGTCATGTCGGCGCGTAGCCCAGTAAGCTCCGATTTGAGATCGCGAAGCCCTTCGGCGATGCCCTGGGCCTGGGCTGCCTGGAACTCCTGCCGTGCCTTGATGGCGGCAACATCCGTCTCGACCACGGCAATGCGATTCACGAGAGTGTCCACGTCGGCACGGCTCGCGAGCCCGAGCGCGGTTGCACCAGATCCGCCGCCGATGATCCCTGCCAGCAGCAACGCGGCAGATTTCAGCCATGGCGGCATCCCCGCCAGCACGGTCTGCACGTCGGGAGCATTATCGCCCATCGGCTGCCTCCTCGAACCTCGCCATAACGGCGTCGCGCTCGGCGTCCACCTCGCGGATGATGGCTTGAATCTCGGCTTCGGTTTTCGGCTGGCCGCGCTTCACGCGATCCACGATGGCCGCGAGCTTGTCCCAGGGCATGCGCTCGGCCAACTCGGCCAGCAGCTTGGCAACGACGGCAATGGTTGCGGGGTCCATTTTCATTCTCCCAATTCGGCGATGATGATGGTCAACAGGGCCGCATAGCTGGTGTCCGCATCCAACTTCGCGAGCACCTTTTCGAGTACGGCGTAGCGGGTCGCCAGTTCCTGCGCTCGCTGGATGTGCTCGGCACCGGGCTTGCCGTGCCGGATGGTGTGCGACCAAGCATCCAGCAGCAGGTCTCCGGCCAACACGTAGGGGCGGGCCTTGGCGAGATCGTCGGCGTCGATCAGCCCGGCATCGTAGCTGTCCACCAGAGCCGTGACTGCGATATTGAACGCGGTCGCCGTGGCGGCATAGGTATCCGTGCGGTCGGGCGTCCGGCAACCGGTGGTCACCATGATGATTGTGATGGCGATGACTGCGATGATGGGGATGATGCCGAGGTACTTCATTTCGTGATCCTTTCGGGTGGTGATGTTATGGTCACTGGCAGTACCGGCCCCCCGGCAACTGGTAGTGTCTCGCCTCGCCGGTGAACGCGGACTTCGAGTCGATTCTGGCATGACACGCGGAAGCACTTCGCGGACGGATTGGATCCTATTCCGTCCAGTATGGCTTGTATGCCGCCTTCGTTCAGGTACTCGTCTGCCTTGATAGTAAGGATCCAGTCTGCCTGGGCGTGGCCGAGAACGAAGTTTCTGGCGTGAGCAAGGTCACCTGTCCATGTGTACACCGTTGGCCTGTGATGGTGATTGACGGCGGCGGATCGCCCTTCCAGTACCTTTGCCCCCATGGATCGGGCGAGGGCGCAGGTACTATCCGTGCTCCCGAGGTCCAGTATCAGGACCGGGACGGCCCCGATGGATTCGAGGCACTTCGCGAGACACGCTTGCGCGTCCTTCGTAATCATGGCGGCTTGTAAAATCATGGTTTCACCCTCTTTCGGGCGGGGGTATGGGGTGAACGGGGATGCCGGTGCATGACATGCAGACGGGGCATCGGTGAATGTGGCCCTTATACAGGGCATCCAGACCGCACTCGACGATGGAGTAGCAATTTGGGCACGTGCCCCGATACTTCTCGGGTTGGTAGATCACGGTGATGGCGGTCATGCTGTGCGCTTCCAGAAGTGGGCCACAATGTAGGGCTGTACGACAGGCGTAGCCGACAGCCCGGACGGGATGCTCGTGCCATGATGCACATGCGTACTGGATGCCGCTTGAGTCGTTGATCCGCCGCCGGTGTTGTCCGCCGTAGTGCTTGCTCCCGCTACGCCGGTATCGGCACCGCCGCCGTGGTTGTGCGATAGGTCTACCGTTTTTGCGCCGCCGGTTTCCTCGGCGGTATCAAAGTCCGTATCGCCCGATGCGTAGCCGACCATCACGCGACCGGCCCCGAACGCGGACCAGGTGCCGAAGCCGAGTTCCGTGGCGGGGTTGACGCCGGTGATGTTTATATACACGGCCCCAATCGGGTACACGGCAGCGGCGGTCGCCGATACGGCGGCATCCACGTACGCCTTGATGCTCTGCTGCGACGCGGCCTTGGTGGCGCTGTCGCTGGCCATGTTGTCCTCGTCCAAAAACCACGAGTGGCCGGACAGGCTCGTGACAGCCTGAATCTTTCCGAGAATATAGGTCCAGACGCGGGACATGGCGCTTTTACGGTTGGTGCCGCCCGCCCCGTCGTCAACCAGAATCAGGTCGGCATCTGCCAGGTTCGCGCCGATGTCGGTCGCCCCGTCGATGTCGACGGCGGAAGCCGGGCAGTTTGTGACGGTGGTCGCCCCGTCGCCCGAGCTGGTCACGTCGCCGGAATGATTGGGATGGCTGTAGTTGTTCGCACCCGCCTCAATCGCGTCCAGCTTCGTTTTCTCGGCGTCGGTATAGGCGTTGGTGTCGGCTTCGGCCTCGTATAGGGTCTTGATCTCGGCGCCGGTCAAGGCCGTCACCGTGCCCATACCGTCAAGCTGCGTGGCGTACGCCGCCGACATCAGACCGGGCTGGCTGGCAGTGGCCAGCTGGACGGCGTCGCTGCCACCGGTAAGATGCGACGCGGCGTGTGCGGTCGGCGTGCGAGCGTCAACAAACCGTCCGTCGTCACCGGCGGCGACGGTGCCTGCGGTGGTGCCCACGTTCTTCGTGGCGGCGTCGCCGAGTCCGAGCGCGGCACGGGCCTGCGTAGCCGTGAGGTCCTCCGGGTCGCCGGTGCCACTACTCGCCTGTCGCCCTTTGATGGTCGCCTCGGCCATATTGGCCAGCTTGGCATTGGTGACCGCGTCGTTTGCGATGGTGGTCGCCCCGTCGCCCGAGCTGGTCACATCGCCGGAATGGTTGGGATGGCTGTAGTTGTTTGCGCTGGCCTCGATGTCGTCCAGCTTGGCAATCTGCGTAGCGGTGGCCAGCCCCTTCTGCGCGGCGGTGGCGTCCTGAATGTCATCGGTACCGTCGGTATGGCTCGCCGCGTGAGCCGTGGGCGTTCGGGCCGCGCTGCTGTCGTCCAGCGTGGCGTCGCTCACGGCGGCGTTGAGCTGCGACAGCGTGAGGGTGCCGGTCAGGCTGGTCCACGCGACCGATGCGAGGGCCACGATAGCCTGCTTTACTCGCTCCGCCGTCCACTTGCGCGCCGTGGTCGCGGTCCCGGCCTCGGCCTCAGCCTGAGACACGGTATCAGCGGACCACTGGCCGACGTCCTGCACCACGCCGTTGACCACGGCGAGCGAGGCGGCGTCTGTCAGCGTCGCGGCCTGTCCGCTGGCGGTTATCCCCGCGTCGATGGTGTGCGTCTGGCCGCTGGCGGCGACGATCAGCCGAACGCCGTTTGCGCCCTGTGTCATGGACGTGATGGTATCGTCCGTGGAGCCCTCGCCGTTGACGGTCGCGGCTCCAGCACTACCCAGCGCGAGGACGCCTGCCGCCACGGTTATGTCGGCATACGCGGTGATGGGGGTGATGTTACTCTGGCTCATTGGGCGAGCTCCTCTCGGATTGCGACAAGCGCAGCTTCGGCGGTGTCGATGTCCAGGTCGGGATCAAGCAATGCCCGGAGTTGTCCGAGGTAGGCTGTCTCGTAAAGGGCATCATGGTTGGCAGCGGCGGTGGCCAGCGATTCGGCGTCAGCCCGGACGTGGTTGCGGCGTTTACCCGCCTGCGCGGTGGGCCATGCGGCCTCGCATTCGGCCAGCGTCGGCGGCGGTCCAAGTTCGTCGTCGTACCACGTCGCCATCGCGGTCTCGTAGTCGATGGCATTACGGCATCCGAGCCTGCCGAGATAGGCAAAAACTAAATGTAAATTCATGGTGAGACCTCCTCTACTCTAACCCACGCATTTAAAACCTGTGCATTTACTGGGATAGTGTCTATTTGCAACTCTATTTGCACGTCTGAAACTACTGTCAAAAATCCCGTACAGGTTAGGTAGGCGTAGGCATTAGCGTTATGAAATCCTCTGCCTTTTACAACGTCACCAACAGCCGATCCGCCTACAACTTTTATCATCTGAGTAATAAATGAGTCTCCGACTGAATCTACCGATGACCATCCAGTTATCACATATGTGCCAGGAGGTATTGTGATTTGATTGCCCCCCATGGAAAGTCCAAAACCATCCGATTGATACATGCTACTGAGAGGAACAGTACGAAATGCTCCTGTCGTGATAAGATCAAGGGAATCAAAATTATTTGAGGCCACGGCTACGCGCGGCAGTCCGTTGCCGCCACCCATCGTAATGGTCACCGCACCCATCGTAATGGTCACCGGGTTGATGGCAACCGGCCCGAGCTTCACGGTCCATGTACCGGTCACGGTGAATCCGGTCAGGTCAATGGCCACCTCGGTGCCGTTGAAACTGATCTGCGGATACTGTACGGCACCGGCGTTGTCGATCACCGTCACCGGGCCTCGTTCGGACACGCCACAATCCCACGTGAACACACTGGCAGTCAGGTCGCCAGAAACGAACGTGGTTGACAAGTAGAATGTGCCGATCAGGTCGGGATCATCCGTGTCTACCGTGCCGCCGGTCCCGCGAGCCCACACGGTCGCTCCGGCATAGGTGCCGTCCGAGACGCTCATAAGCGTCCCGACAATGGTACCAGTCCACCACGACGGGCGTGACAGCGTTTCGCCAGATGAATCCCATTCCCACGGGCCGTTTTCCTCCGGTGCGGTCTGCGCCCCGAGCACGATCACGTCGCCATTGACCAGCGTTTCATCGTCCGCCGTCGTGAGCGTTGCGCCCGTGTCGATGTTGCTGGCAACGTAGACGCGAGCGGTACGGGTCCCGAATGTGCCGTCTGTGCCGTCGGCTGCGACGAGCGTCCAGTAGGTTGCCCAGGATGCACCCACGCCAGGCTCTGTCGTCGCCCCGCTGGTGTGCGCCAGGATGCAGCGATAGCTGCCAGACGTACTGCGGACGTGTCCCGAATAGATGCTGTAGTAGGTTGCCGTGGTCCAGGTAGTGACCGGGGCGAACAGGTCACTCGTGCGCACGAACCGATCAGGCGTACCGGCGCTGGTCGGGTCTGTGGCGATCAGGTCCGCAACGATGCGAAAATCGAAGGCCGGAAGGAATGTTACTTCCTGCTCGGCGGCATTGACTCCTCGATACTCGACATAGGCATCTAAGTAGCCGTTGGAGAACGTAGCGGATTGCAGCGCGTCGTACGTCACCGTCCCATCGGCTGTGCTGTCCGTGAGCGCCTCCGTCAACAAGACTGTGGTGCGGTCCTGGGCGCTGCTATAGGTCACACCATTGGCGGCGACGGTGTAGGTGCCGTCATTGGCCGTACTGCCGGAAATCGTGATGGTATCGGCGGGGATGAAGGTTGCCAGCCAATTCCCATCCAACGTTACCGTATTGGCGCTGTGGTCTGCCGCCTGAATCGGCAACGCAATCGGGCCGAGCGGCAACGACCATCCGATCTGTCCAGACAACAGTACCGTTTCGCCGTCGTCCTTCACGGTCTGGTAGCCGTAGCACCTGGCGGCACGGGTTCGGCTGGCGCGAATGGCGGCGGTCAGGCCCGTCCATCCCGTGAGGTCTACGGCGGTTTCGGTACCATCGTCCCCAACCGCCTGCACCTGGTGAGACAGCAGAATCGTGTCGCCAGAAACGCCGACGCCGCGACGGATGACGGCATCTGTCCAGTCTCGTACCCGAGGCTGTGCGTTGTTGCGATTGAAATCGCCAATTGTGTGGCGTGTACTCAGTCTTGCCGTGGCCATTGTCGCGATCTCCGTGTTGCCCTACCGTAGCCCATGATTGCCCCGATGTCTACTAAAATAGCACATCATCCCACGATGCACCCAGGCTGCGCGGGCCACACCATCCCATCACTGGTCCAATCGGTAATCGCCATCAGATGAAGACCCCGTTCGCGTTGCCCTCATAGGAATCACCAATTTGCACCACCGTGATGGGTGTGCCGGTCGGCAAGGTTTCATCCGCATAGACGTTCCCCACAGTAATGGTCACGTCCTCGATGGTCGCCGCGCTTCCGTAGCCGTTGCCGTAGATGTCCCCAACGTAGACCTGGCCGCTGTCCTTGCTGGTGATCTTCGCGAGGAAGGCAGACGTCGCGCCACGAGGTGCCGGTGTCATCGGGTTGGGCTCCCATACGGTTATCTGGCCCGCGCTATTGGTGCTGATCGTGCCCATGTTCACGTAGGCAGCACCGCTCGGCACGTCGTTGGCTGTCCGCAGTTCGAGGGTATTCGCGTCGCTCTGCCACCATACCCACTTTTCGGCGACGCTCGCGCCCGGCGTGAGTATGGGCCCGCCCTTGATTCGGATCGTGGTCGGGTTCACGGCAGAATTAACTCGCAGGTGATTCAGCGCGATTTCGCCCCCGTATGTGCTGCGCCATGACAGAACTGGCACATTGTCCACCGGCGTTGGAAAGCTGCCTGACACGTACATCGCCCATCCGTTATAGACCGGGCGCAGGCTGGTGAGTTGCGCCACCAGCGAGGATGCTTCATTGCGCACGAGCGTTGCACCGGACTCCAGCGTAATCACGTAAAACGGCGAGCTGCCGGTGTCATGCGGTTGTTCGGCGGAACGGGCGATGAATACACGCGCGTCCGATGTCGGAAACGAGAAGACCATGACGTTGACCGTCGTCGGTGCCGACGGAAACGAATCGGGCATAAGTGCCAGCCCCACGTTCCCATCCGGCCCCATCCAGGCGCGTACCGGGTAGTGCCGGAAGCGACGGCCACCACCATCCCCAGCGCCTGCCGGGTTGCTGCTGTTCTCGACCAGCCGAACGGCACGCCCAATCCGGCGGACTGCTTCGTCGTTGAAAATCGGCATCAGTTATCTCCGGCGGATTTGAGGCCAATAGCATTGAAATCGCGCTCCGGGTAGACGCGGAATTGCAGGAATACGCGATCGGCATCGTCTGCCAGCAGGGTGCCGTTCGCCGCCAGATTCTGCGGGACAGACGGCACCTCGCCGCGAATCTCTATCGGCGTCTTTGTGCTCTGGTCGCCGCCGATATTCAGGCGGTTGTATCCGGCATTGATTGGGTAGTAGTCCCATGTGTTGACCTCGCCATCCGGCAAGTCGCGCGTGGTGGCCACCTGTATCTCGATCCGTTCCAACCAATAGGGTTCGCCGTCGATAACTTCCAGGTCTGCCGTCCACGAAACAAGTCGGCATTCGCGGGCGCTGAACTTCTGTCCAGCCAACCGACACGATTTGCTGTTCACCGTGTACAAGTAGCGGGCTGCGCGTTTGGCGTTGAACTCATCCACGTACCGCGTGACAGTCAGCAACAGGCCCCCAATCGGCAGGCGGATCGGCGGGTCGAATTTGTCACCAGCCGCATTCTCAATGGCGTTGCCAGAGCGGTCGAACTCGCGAATCTGTTCCTCGGCCCAGGTTCCCCAGGACACATGGGCCGGGCGATCAGTCGGCAGGTCAGGTACATCCTGCGTGGTAAACGTGCCGGTCGCGGTGCGGTATTGCAACGTCACCTCATACCGCGTATTGTCCACTCCCCCGCCGTGCCGTACTTCGATGTCCACGAGCCTGTAGCCGGGGCGCGTCGGATGCTCCTGGCCGATCGCGTACGACGCGGCAACGGTTGCCTCGACGTCGGCAGCCGTTTCCGTCGGCAACGTGATCAATGCGAAATAGCTCTCAGTGAACTTGCGGCCCTGGCGGTCGCGGCTGGCATTGTCGCCACTGTCGAGACCAGACGACTGATACAGCGTGATCATTTGAGCCCCACGGGTTTGAGTTGGGCCGCCATGTCGCGGAGCACATCAACGGTATTCGCGGTGTTCCGGGCCGTCTCAGTGGCGGCATCCTGCCCCATGCCGTTGGCAATGCGGTAGGCCTCGACACTGCCGAACAGCGCGAGCGGGGTGGCGCGGTTTACGTTTACCATCGCGGCCACCCTTTCGGCCAGGTTGCCGGCCATCTTGCCGACGGCACCCTGCGCTCGCACGGTGGCCTCCTGCGCCCCCTCGACGATCAACATCGGCAACCGTTCGACGGCCGACATGATGCTCTGCCCAATCGTGCCGAGATTGTCGAACGATGGCGGGCGGTCAATCGGCATGGCATTCTCACGTTTGGCGGCGGCTGCCTTCTCGACTTGCGCATTGTTGGATTTGGCCACGATCCCCACGATATTACCAATCAAACGGGCGTTGTCGATGGCATCCGTAATGCCGATGGCGCGATCCAACTTTCCGGCAGCGTCGCCATAGTTGGCTGCACGGTCTGCCATGTTCTTCACACGAGTGGCGGCGGCTCTTCCCATTTCCGTCGCGGATTCGGCTGCCTGCCCTATTGCCAACATGGCGCGTTGCCATTTGGGCGCGGGTATATCGACGACGCCCTGCGATCCGCGGTCGACAAAGTCCACCAGCGCGGCTGTTGCCTGTACCGGTGGCAACAGGTCGGATGCCAGTCTATTCATGCCCTCGGCGGTTTTCAGTTCGGCAACATACTCGCGGATGCCGGTAATCAACGCCGGAAACAGGTCAATCGCGGTACTCATCGCCGGGGCAAGATCAGCGACGAATGACTGCTTGAGGCCACCGATACCGGTCTTGAGCACGGTAACCTTGTCGTTGAACTGTTCGACGGCAGCGCCCTGCTTCTCGCTGAGTTTCGCTCCGAAGCTGTCCAGCTTGTCGCTGGCGTCGTCAATCGCACGGCCACCGCCAGCCAGCGCTACGGCAAGCTTCGGCCCGAGTTCTTCTCCAAAGATTTTCCCAGACAGGAAGGCGCGCTGGCTGCTGTCGCGGATGTTTGCGAGGCGGTCCGCAACCAGTGCCAGGCGGCGAGCGGTCGAAAGTCCATCGAAGGACGCGGCTGTCAGGTTGAGCGCGGCGAAGGCGACGCGGGCCTCGCCAAGGCCTGCCTGGAATTCGCCGATGCGGCGATTCAGGGTGAGCACTGCACGATCAATTTGGCCGTCATTCATGCCGCCGAGGGATCCCGCCAGCCGCAGGGCTTGGAGGTCGGCAATGCTCACCGTCATGGCGGCGGCTGATTTGGCCAGTTGGTCGATCTCGCCCAGGTTGCGCCGGACTGTTCGGGATATGGCGAATCCGGCCCCCGTAACAGCACCGGCCAAAGCGAGGTAGCCCACCTTGACCATCGATGCCATTTTGCCGACGCTTGCGCCCATGGAATTGCTGCCGTGGCGTACATCGTCCAGACCACGACGGGTCCGCTTGAGACCGCGTACCGCGTCCTTTTCGTCCGAGATAATCGGGATTCTGACAGGCTTAATTTCGGACATTCTGGCGTCCCTTCAGTTCCCGCATTGCCCGGTTTATTTGATCGGCGGTAGGTGGCGGCATGTCGTAGCTTGGTTGGCGGATGTATTTGGCGGCTTTACTTGACTGGTTCCCGACAGCTCGCAAAACGGTATCAGCGAGCAGTGCCATGTGGATGTTGTCGCGTATCGGGCCAAACGGATCCCGTTCCAGGTGCCGGATCATCCTCAGCAAATCCGCCGCAGGCCACTGTTCAATCTGGCTCGGTGGCGTACCCATTGCCACCGCAATCTGACAAATCAGGCCTTCGGCGGGGCTGTAGGGTTTTCGCGCCAGTACTTCCCGACGGCATCCTCCATCACTTCGATGATCTCGCGGGCTTCCGCAACGGTAAGGGCATCGAGGCCTTCGGGCTTGACCATGGCCTCGATACGTTCCGCCACCGTTCCGCCGGAGTAGATTCGCCAGGGGATCGTTGCCACCGTGTTCAGTTCAATGTGCTTTCCGCTTTTCAGGACGTGCATCGATTGCTCCATCAGCTCGGGTTGATTTCGGTGATCGCACCATCGACGGCGACGGTGATGTCCATCGTGATGATCTCATCGGTTTCGTCGCTCGTGTACGGCGTCGGAAAGCCAACATCCATCACGTGGCCGGGGAATGACCAGCCATTGATGGCGGCATCGCTGTACGCGGTCGGATTGTTGATCGTGATCGTTGCCGGTGTCGGGACGCCGATGGCTGACAACGTGGCACGGCTGAGCGCGCTCGCACCGGTCCACTGGCAACGAAAAACTATGTTGTCGCTCGTGGTGAGACCGGCAGGCGCGAAGGTGCGAGCGCCGCCGGTCGTGCCCATGTGCGTCGTATCGACGCGACCATTGCGGGCGCTGTTGGGGATCGGCACAGACAGCAGATTGAGGGTCGGTCCGCCGGAGCCGAGAGTAACCGTTGCCCCGAGGGCGTTTGCAGCGATGCCGTTGTAGCTGGAGGGCATGGATGGTATCTCCTGTTAGGGTTGTCGCCAGATAATCCTGGCCTGAATCTGTCTACGATAGAGGCTCATATCACCGCCGTCAAGTGCGGGCTCGGCAATGTCGATGCCGATCCCCGTTATCGTGGACAACTCTACACGGGCGCTGCCGACCGTCGTCAATCCAGCCACCACGGCGGCGCGAATGGCATCGGCGGCGGTCTGGGCAGTGGCGCGATCATCCGCGCAAATGTCGATGTCGATGCTCTCGAAATAGAGGCCACCGCCGGACGCGTTGGCCATGGTCCGCTGGTCCACGCTGGCCACACGCTGCATGACCGCGTACGGGGTCGCCACGCCTTGCGGCGCTTCGTCCTGATACACGCGGCCGCCCAGCAGTCCGTTTGCCGTCGGGTTGTCGGCAATCCGCGAGCGGATGAATCTGTATGGGGTCGTGCTCATGACTTCGCGAGCTCCCTACGTACGGCCTTGTCCACGGCTTCGGCGACGATAGTACCACCACGGGCGAGCGCCAGGCGGCGACCGTGTTGCAGGAAGCCCTTGCCGGTGTATTTGCGATACACAATGCGCACCTTCTTCTTGCCCTTCACGGCGACGGTTCCGCCAAATTCCTGGATCGCGGCGTACTCGTTGACATTCTTCGAGACGGTCTTGCGGCGGCGGATGCCGACGTAGGTCACGCGACGGCCACGGGTGCGTCCGCTGCTCACACCGATTGACCGGCGCAAGGCACCGCTACCCACGCCAATAAGCGCAGATTTGGCCTCTTGCTGTGCGACCTTCGCGACCGCCTTTTCGGCTGCCAACGAGATCCGATTCTGTACGCGCGATTGCAACCGGGCGAACTGTTTGTTCACGTCGGCGATGGATGCAACCATGGTGGACTGCTTCACCTTGATCATGATCGGGCCTCTGCGTTTACGGTGGTCCAA